AATACTACCACAACAGAATTCCAATCCACTAGTACCTATAATATATTCGTACGGTTCAAATCCTTCATTGCCCACAAAACCATCAATATTACAGTTTATTCGTCCTATCTCAATACGAAGTCTTAATCTAATTTGAGAATTTGCAGCCATATTCCTACTGAATGTACCTGAAATAGTATAAGTGGTAGGTTGAACTGTTATTTGGTAATTAGAATTTTGAAAAGCGGGGCAAAATTGACCATTACTTTGGGACATAAAAAATCTTGGGTGAATAAGAGTGTTTGAGTTATTGTCCGTAAGAGTTACTTGCACGGTAGTATTTGACAAATCGTTAATTAGATTTATATCTAAAGGTGATGATACAATTCTAAAGGTCATTGAATAACCAAAGGTATATTGTCCACTTTGGGGTGCTGTAAAATATCCGGTTGTAGGGTCAAAAGTGTCAGCAATGTCCACATCCTCAACATATCCCGTAATATAAGTATTTCCATTACCGGCACTAGTACTATTTTGAGCCATAGGTATATTAAGTGGGGCAGAACGAGTTCCATTAAAAAATGTTTGAGTTGTAATTGTTGTTCCCCCACCTCCAGCACCTGGAGCACCTGGAGGGTTTAAATTATCAAAATATTTTGCCTTTGTGTTGAACAAGTTTAGTCTTTCGGCTATTGGTAATCCATCGGAATGTAGATATATATCAAATGCCGGTGTTGACAGTTCAGACCCAATCCAAATTGGAAATCTTCTAGCCCTTGGTTCTTCAGCAGTATTAGAACCGGCTATTAATGTTGTGGCCATTTCCAAATATTGAGCCTCTCTTTCAGGATTATTGAAAACTGTTGCAATACCCCTATCAGTAATCGGAACACCACAAAGTCCATTGTAGTCAGGTCCAGCAGTATTTATACACCTAATAGGATTGTATGAGTTTTGGTCCGCCAAATCGGCCAACAAGGAGGTGTTATTTTCTTCAAGTTGAGCAATATTTGTTAGTAAAGCATCCAATGCATCGCTACCACTAATATTTTGTTCTTCTAATTTACATCTACATCTTTCGCATCCATCTTCAGTATAAAGGAAAAGTGGTAATTTAAGGTTAGTAAATGGATTTTCATCTTGGGCTGGAGGTGTGGGTTCATTACAACTAAGTTCCCATCTGCGAGGTAACACCACGTTCACAGCTTTACACATTTTATATATAAACTTTTGAATCTGATAAATCAATTGTTGGATAGCTTGCCATAAAGGCCAAAGCCACGCTAATACGTGCATAATAACAATTATTACAATACCAATTGGTTTTAATATTGTTAATACAAAACTGAATAATATGTAAAGTATATCAAATCTATAATAAGCATCATTAGTTGGGAATGGGTTATTCTTACCTTCACATGTACTATCTATAATATGTTTAATCTGTATTGATTTTTGAGGAAATATTCTGTTTGAATATCTATCAATTAATGAAGATACCGTATAAACTTTATTGAATTTGAACTCATAGAATCTATCTACGCAGTCTATTGCCTCCTGAATCATTTCAGGTGTTCCATAGTCAGTCCAATCCACGCTAAATGCATAGGAAGATTGTAATTGAAATAATGGTTCGGTAAGTGGTTCTATAAAAAGAATACCTTGTAATTGTGGGTCAATAAGAGTGTATTTAATATACACGTCGGGCCTAGGGGTCATACTAAAAAATATACCCATAGGTATTGTGTCGGTATAATTTGGTTCTTCAACTCCATCGACAACAATTGTATATGTTTCAATATTATTTGTATTTACAACATTGTAGTATTGACTAGAATCTGCAAGTAAATATAAAAAAGGTCCAGCACTTGGTTCTTCTCCCGCAGGTATCGGATTATCTCCATTTATAGGTAGTTCAATGGTTCCAGTGCCAACATTAGTAAAGTTTGGGTCATTGGCGTAATTTGACCATCCCCATTCTTTGATGTTTGGAACTAAAAAATATCCTCTTCTATTTTCTTCTGATAACTGTGGAGATTGTTGCCATTTAACTTTAAATCTATACTTGGACTTGGTGGGGACTCCTCTTTCTCCATCTGTGGATATTCTTTTAATACCATCTTCATCGGTGTATACAAAGTCTAAGTTCATTGGTAGTTCAATTAGCCATGTACCATTTTCATCGATTAATTTACCGTCATTTTCTAACCTAAATTCTTCTAATATGGGTCTTCCTTGGTTGTCAGAAAAAATTGTATGTCTAACAGTTTCTATTTGTCCAGGTCCCGCAACTAAGTTACATAACCATCCTTGTTTTGCGGGTACTCTACAATTTCTTTTAAGTTTTTTTCTATTTTCAGAAGATATTACTGAACCCATAAAAACCGCTGTTGGTTTAAGTTCAATACCCGCCTCACTTGTTAAATCAAAGTCAGCTCTTGTTATATAATGGTCACATATATCTTTTTGCCCATAGAATGGGGCAATTTGAACAACTTTTTTTAAAGTCACAATTTGTGGTAATTCGCTATAGTTTTCTGAGAATTTAAATCTAGTTCCGTCTAATTGTGATTCATTTGCCAAACCCATTCTTAAAAGGTCTTGTGGTAGTAGAGAAAATTCACCTATATCGGAAAGGTCAACTTGCATGATTATGTCATATTCACCAATTGGTATCCCAAAAATCATGTAGTCACCAGAATCATTTGTTTTTGAAGTAAACTTATAATATTTGTCGTAAATTTCTACAACAGTAGGGTCGGTCAAAGCATCAACCCTATCAGGAAAAGTACCAACTGGAACGTGACCTGAATGTGATTGTGAATACGGTAACAAATTAAATTTATACCCATCTTCATTAAAATCTTCAAATGACTTGTAAGGATAAACTGAAGAGATTAAGGGATTTGATTCATCCACTTCCTCTATTGGGATAAAAATAGAAACCCTGGCATTAGGTAAACCTAGCCCTCTATTACAAAATACTCTACCGCATATTGTACCAAAAGTTGCACAATTTCTTAAATAAACGTCATTTGGAAATATTGCTAACGATAAAATTTCTAATGTATCAAAATCTTGGTCTAATTTAACTTGTAAAACTTTATCCACCCCAACCTCGGTGCGTATACGGTATGAATTCGGCATAAAAACTATTTTTTGATAAATAGTTTAGGTACAATTTTATAAAAATAAATAAATAATCACTTATTATGAGAAATTGACAGTAGATAAATTTTTAACCCTTATCTTAATGTCGCTACCCGGGAATCTAACTTGGTAAATTTGTGTAGGCTCTGCAAATATTGTATCATCAATTAATTCTATTTGTCTAGTTGCGGAATCTTTATACTTTTGTGAAGTCTCTGAAGATGAATAAACTCCACCTACCAAGTTATATACTAATATGTCTGATATAGAAATTACCCCATTTTCTGATTGGATTATTCTTCTAACTTCTGAGATATTAACGTTTTCACCCATCTCACGATTAACGGGACTCATGTAATCACTTATCTTTACAATAATGTTAGATATTACAACTCCTTGATTTTGGGTGGCGTCCAATACCAAAGAAATGTCAAATTGTAAATCAATTACGTTTGCAGAAGTAACGAAAATGTAATCGTTTATCATCCTGTAATTAGATAAATAATTAGCAATATTTGTTTTTAAAGTATCCGAAATAACTGGTACTAACTTTCCATTTGTATCGTAAGACAATACATTAATCTTTATTTTATTGTCTTCTTCAGTTATTGCAACTTTAGCAGGTGCCCCAAATGAAGATGGCATTTTCCTTATTACCGCTTCATAATCATTAACTGTTACTGCTCTGTTTTGAGCGGCAAAATTAAATGTTGTGTAATTTCTAACTTCCTCAGTTGTTGGGATATTTGCTCCTCCAATTGCCGCTGTTATATTATTACAGGTCAATGAATTTACCACATTGTTATTGATAATAGAAGAAGGTCCAGTTACTAAGAAATTAATCGTACCAATCCCATTGATAATATTAACCCCTAAATTCGACCCTAATCCCCCACCTATTCTATATTGTATGAATAAAGTTGAGTTAGCCTTTAAAGCTGACCCTAATGAAAAGTTATTTTGGTATTTTGATAAATCTAAAGGTGTTCCATTTCTTGCAAAGTCTCTAAGTAATTCATCAGTTGATGTATTACCACCCCCAAATGTTAATTTCAAAAATCCTTGTGGGGTAAATTCAGTTATAAATCTAGTATTAGTTTGTAGATATCTACCTACTTTAATTCCCGGAGTATCAGAGGATTTAGTTGGGTCTTCTACAAAAATTCTGTCTTCAGCTAAGGCCTGAACTTCATACCACCTATTTGCAACTCCCAAGAATTCCTGAGATGATGGAACGTTAGTATATGATGTTCCGTCTTTTAATAAAACACTTGTAACCCCTAAAACATTTTTTTCAGGTAAGAACAATTCGTAGAAAGGTCTAGATTCAGCATTTGTTATTGTTTTTCTAAAAACTTTTGTGAGTCCATTAACCACTGGTTCTCTTTTAACAATTGTATAATTAATTAATTGATTATTGGCATTAAAATTTGGAATTTTAACTCTGTTGGGGAACCCCTCATTATTAAATTCAGCGGCAAAATCTATATCATAAATTGTTTCAAATATTTGTCCAGCTCCTTGTACTTGACTCCCTCTTCTCAATATACCACAATACCTAATGTCTTCTTTATCCCCAAAAGCTGGGACGGTAATTGAGAACTCACATAAAGCAACTGACGGTCTCTGTCCCGGTATTTTAAGTCCGTATGTTCTTGCAATATTATATATTGAAGCTCTTTGTTGAGCGTATTGTAAAACTGTTTCTTGTAGATTTCTATCAATGTGATAGTGTAGGTTATCAGTAACAGCCGCATTTAAATCCATGAAAACACTAAAAATTGCAGCATCATTAAAGTTTTGAACTAATTCAGGATAATAAGTTTTTGTAAAACTTATTAATTCATTCCTAATATTTTGGAAATCTCTAGTAGTATATGATATCTGTTTGTTTGCCATTACTTTTATATATTAATAACTATAAAATCACTCTGATTAAATGCATTACTTGTGATAGTATAATCAATTCTTACTTTAGCTGTATATTCTATGGTATTTCTATCTGGTAAGTCAAAGGTTTTATTTGCAACTCCTTGTGGGGAAGAAACCGTTGATTCATCATCTGTAGCGGCATAAACACTTATATTATTAACTAATAAATTAGGAATGAATTGTTCTACAGAATCTCTTATTTCCGCCTCTATTTGGTTAAATGTTGGCCCATCTAATGGTTCAAAAATGTATTCATAAAGACGAGTACCAAAATCAGGTAAAAAATATCTCGCACCTTTTCTAGTTAATAATAAATGTATTAAACTACTCCTTATCTCTTGGTCCTCATAATCGGTAGTATCTAAGTACTTACCATCGAATGAATCTCTAAAAG